ATGAATATCCCCAACCGCATTCAGATTTATGACCTGAGCGCCATGGAGGTGGCGGACATTGCCTCTCTGCCGGTCGAACAGCTGATCGCATTGCAAGGTGAAATCGCCGAACGCCTCACCATCACAAAGCTGATGAAGGATCGGTTCGACAGTGCTCTTGAGTGCCGGTTTTCCCTTCAGGCGAGAGAAGCCCGCGCAGCCCTCGGCAAAGACACGGGCACGGTTCGCTTCAATGAAGGTCCGGCGCAGGTCGTTGCCGATCTCCCCAAAAAGGTCTCCTGGGACCAATCCCAGCTGGCTCAGCTTGTCGAGCGCATGAAGGCCGAGGGCGATGACCCGGCTGAATACGTCGACATCACCATCAAGGTTTCCGAACGCAAATACGTCGCTTGGCCGAGCCACATCCGCTCGGCGTTTGAGGGCGCAAGGACCGTGCGTGTCGGCAAAGCCTCCTACGAAATTTCCCTGAACGATGAGGTGCAATCATGACCGCCAAGACCAAACTCGAACGCCTGCGCGAAGACAACAGCTATCTCGCGGATCTTCCCGATACCATCCGGATCCCGCCTTTGGGCGATCGCCAGGAAGAGGTGATCAAACCCATTGAGGCGGCGTCCATTGATGACATCGCTTTTGCCCAGTTGGCCCTACAGGCCAAATCTTCCGCTCTTTACGGTAAAATCGATGCGCTGCGTCGGGTCTACGACATGGCCCGCAAGAACGGATCCTTGGGGGCAGACAATGCCCTTGATGCGGTGACTTCGAAGAAGGGGGGCAAGTGATGACGCTCCCCATCATTTCCGCCGATGAACGGTTGTCTGAGCAGCGCGGGATCAAAGGCTGCATCTTCGGAAAATCCGGTATCGGCAAAACCTCACTGCTTTGGACGCTGGAAGCCCAGTCCACCTTGTTCTTCGATTTGGAGGCAGGGGATCTGGCGATCGAAGGCTGGTCCGGGGACACCATTCGCCCTCGCACCTGGATTGAATGCCGTGATTTCGCGGTCTTCATCGGCGGTCCAAACCCGGCCTTGCGTGACGATCAGGTCTATAGCCAGGCCCACTATGACGCGGTTTGTGAGCAGTTTGGCGATCCGGCAGCGCTGGATAAGTACCAGACCGTCTTTATCGACAGCATCACGGTTGCGGGACGTCTGTGTTTCCAATGGGCCAAAGGCCAGCCGCAGGCCGTTTCTGAGCGCACCGGCAAGCCTGACATGCGAGGTGCTTATGGTCTCCACGGCCAGGAGATGATTGCCTGGCTCACGCACCTTCAGCACACCCGTGGCAAGAACGTTTGGTTTGTCGGAATCCTCGACGAGAAGCTCGATGATTTCAATCGCAAGACCTTCGTTCCCCAAATCGACGGCTCCAAGACCGGTAACGAACTCCCCGGCATCGTCGATGAAGTCATCGCCATGGCCGAAGTCAGCCCGGATGGCACGGATCCCTACAGAGCGTTTGTTTGCCACACGCTGAACCCGTTCGGCTTTCCCGCAAAGGATCGCAGCGGTCGGCTAGATCAAATCGAAGAACCCCATCTTGGCCGTCTGATGGAAAAGATCGGCGGCCCCGCAAAACCGGCAGGTGAAAGGCTGACTTTTAGTCGCCCCGTACCACCAGCCGAGACCCCCAACCCTGAAGACGACAAAGGAGCACAGTAATTATGACTGGTGCATGGAACGACTATAACGACGCGGAATCCCAAACATCCTACGACCTGATCCCAAAGGGCACCATTGTACCGGTGCGTATGACCATCAAGCCCGGTGGCTATGACGATCCGGCTCAGGGTTGGACGGGTGGATACGCAACCCACAACGATACGACCGGCTCGGTCTATCTGAACGCCGAGTTTGTCATCCTCGAAGGTCCGTTTGCCAAGCGCAAGGTCTGGAGCCTAATCGGGCTTCGCAGCCTAAAGGGTCCGGAATGGGGCAACATGGGCCGGTCCTTTGTGCGGGGTATCCTGAACTCGTCACGGGGCCTTTCCGACAAAGACAATTCCCCTCAGGCGCAGGCTGCTCGCCGTATCAACGGTTTCACGGATCTGGATGGCATTGAGTTTCTGGCCAAGATTGATGTCGGCAAGGATGCCAATGGCGACCCGAAAAACGATATCCGGTTTGCAGTGGCTCCCAACCACAAGGATTGGGATACGTTCAAGTCTGGTGGCGGTCTCTGGACGCCGAGCCAATCGGCCCCTGCCGCAACGGCCCAGCCGATGGCCAATGCCAACACAGAAGCGCAACCGGCTTCAAACCCCAATCGCCCGTCTTGGGCTCAGTAGGGGAGGCTGGTCATGTTACTCCGTCCCCGCCAGAAAACCTTCGTCGAGCGCAGTGTTCAAGCGCTCGGCGAACACGGCAACACGCTGGCTGTTGCCTCCACCGGATTTGGGAAAACAATCGCGCTGGCCGGTGTCACCGGTCAGCTGCTGAAAGGCAATGATGCCAAGGCCTGTGTGCTTGCCCATCGCGATGAGCTGACAAGCCAAAACGAGGCAAAGTTCAGTCGGGTCAATCCGGGGCTGAGTACGTCGGTCGTCGATGCCAAAACCAAATCCTGGCAGGGGCGGACCACGTTCGCCATGGTTCCGACCTTGGCGCGCAAATCCAACCTTGCTGCCATGCCCGCTCTGGAGCTTCTGGTGATTGATGAAGCTCATCATGCGGCAGCCGACAGTTACCGTCGCATCATTGATCAGGCCAGGGACAAAAACCCGGACGTTAAGATTTTCGGTGTGACGGCCACTCCCAACCGGGGAGACAAAAAGGGTTTGCGTCCGATCTTTTCCAATGTTGCCGATCAAGTCTTCATTGGAGAACTGGTTGCTTCCGGACATCTGGTGCCGCCGCGCACCTTTGTAATTGATGTTGGCGCACAGGAAGCGCTCAAGTCGGTTCGCAAGACCGTAGATGACTTCGACATGATGGCTGTGGACGCCATCATGAACAAAGCACCGATCACGGATGCTGTGATCCAGCACTGGCGGGAGAAGGCGGGTGATCGTCAAACCGTTGTCTTTTGTTCGACGGTCGATCACGCCCGCAATGTGCGTGACGCCTTTCGCACCCGAGGTGTCCAGGCCGCCATGGTCTATGGCGACTTGGGCGCTTCTGAACGGCGCGATGTCCTAAAGGCCTATGAGCGGGGGGAAACCCAGGTTCTCGTTAATGTCGCGGTTCTGACCGAAGGCTGGGATCATCCGCCGACCAGCTGTGTCGTCTTGCTGAGGCCGTCTTCTTATAAATCCACCATGATCCAGATGGTTGGGCGTGGCCTGCGTACCGTTGATCCCAGCGAACATCCGGGCGTGGTCAAAAGCGACTGCATTGTGCTCGATTTTGGCACCTCCAGTCTTCTGCATGGCAGTCTTGAGCAGGACGTAAACCTTGATGGCAAGGTTGGCTCCGGTCCTGCCCTGACCAAGGAATGCCCTGAGTGCGCCGCCAATGTGCCGCTGGCCGTCATGGAATGCCCGTTGTGTGGTTACCACTTCCAATCGGAGGGTAAGGAAGGCCAACAGCCGATCTCTGATTTCGTCATGTCGGAAGTGGATCTGCTCAAGCGTTCCAGTTTCCAATGGTGCGATCTCTTTGGCGATGATGCGGCGCTGGTCGCAAATGGCTTCAACGCCTGGAGCGGCATTTTCTTTCATCAGGGCCGCTGGCATGCCGTCGGCGGTGGCAAGGGCCTCAAATCGCATTTGTTGGCCATGGGTGAGCGCACCATTTGCCTGGCCGCAGCCGATGACTGGCTGAATGAAAACGAGACCGACGAAAGTGCCTATAAATCACGCTCCTGGCTCAATCAGTCGGTCACCACCCGTCAGCTTCAATTCTTACCGCCCGAATACCGTCAAGATTTTGGCCTGACCCGGTATCACGCATCGGCTCTGCTGACATTTCAATTCAATAAGGCCGCAATCACCAATCTGGTGTTGAATGCTCCTGAAGATAGCCGGAGGGCGGCATGACCCATGGTGACTTCAGGAAACGCTGCCGCCCGTTTGAGGCTATGGCATCCGCACGGGGAGCTCTGTGCCGTCTGTCGGCGACCAACCCGTGGTTTTGGCTGGTTCGACCGCCATTCAACGAAGCGTCCGCGAATTCAGCGGTGGTTCTGCTCCATGGACTGCCAGGGTTTTTGGTCGCGCTTGGCGAAGGAGGGCTTGGGCATGGTTGATTTGAGCGAACAAGAAAAAGCCGCCCTGCGCCATGCCGTCAAAATGCTGGCCGAAGTGATGGAAGAGATCGGTTGGGAAACCCGGTTGATTGATCTCACAGAAGCCCAGGTTCTCACTCTCGCTGAAGTCTGCGTTGGCGGGTTCCAGGACGCCATGCTGTCGATTGCCAAAGGCGAAGATACGGAGGTCCCCTTTTGATGTTGGACTACAATTCCTCCCAAACATTCGCCGATCAGGTGAACGCTCATATCGATGAGGCTTTGGTTGCCGAGAACCAACGCCAAACACCGCGCCAATATCTCGGTGGCTCCCGTCTTGGCGTTGCCTGTGAACGGGCTCTGCAATTCGAATACGCCCAGGCCCCGAAGGACGATGGTCGCGATTTCGATGGGCAAACCCTGCGTATCTTTGCTGCCGGTCACGTCTTTGAGGACCTGGCCATTGATTGGCTGCGCAAGGCTGGCTTCGAGCTCTATACGACCAAAGGCAACAAGCCTGGAGGAGAGCAATTCGGTTTCAGTGTCGCGACTGGCCGTATTCGCGGTCATGTGGACGGCATAATCAACGCAGCCCCGGTCATGGATGGCTTCCCAGCCCTTTGGGAATGCAAATCACTTAACAACAAGTCCTGGAATGACACCGTCAAACGCGGGGTCACGGTTTCCAAGCCGGTTTATGCCGCGCAGATCGCCACCTACCAGGCCTATATGGAAGCCTCGGTTCCGGGCATTTCTCAAAACCCGGCACTGTTTACCGCCATCAACAAGGACACAGCGGAGCTTCACCATGAGCTGGTTGCGTTTGATGGCGGGCTTGCCCAACGCATGAGCGATAAAGCGGTGCGCGTGATTCAGGCGACAGAAGCCGGTGAGTTGCTGCCCCGTATCGCGCAATCGGCTGATTTCTTCGAGTGCAAATTCTGCGACTGGTCTGATCGGTGCTGGAGAACCGGCGGATGAGCAATGAGGTTGTAAACATTAATGACTGGCGGGATTTCAATTCAGCCGCCCCCCAGCGCCAGGACGATGCCCGCCAAACAGGGCTCGCGGTTGATGAGATCAAGGCGCGGCTCAATGCCAATTTGCGTGGCCTTCTGTCCTACCTTTTTCCCGCCGGTGTTTTCCGTCATGGAAAATTTCTGGTTGGCGATGTCCGAGGCAACAAGGGCGAAAGCCTGAGTGTTGAGCTCACCGGGCCCAAAGCCGGGATGTGGCATGACTTTGCGACAGGTGAGGGTGGGGACGTGCTCGCACTCTGGGCTGCGGCAACAGGGCGCAACACCCAATCGGATTTCCCATCGTTATTGGATGACGTTCGCCAGTGGCTGGGCGAGCCGCGACCGGAAACTGTAACTGCTGAACCGGAACGTACCGTGCCGATGGACGAGTTGGGGCCGGTGACAGCCAAGTGGGACTATGTTGATGGAGAAGGCGCTTTGTTGGCCTGTGTCTATCGCTATGACCCGCCCAGTGGAAAGCAGTTTAGGCCTTGGGATGTCACTTGCCGGAAGATGAAGGCTCCGGAACCGCGACCACTTTATAACCAGCCCGCCATGAAATCCGCCATGGATGTGGTGTTGGTCGAAGGCGAGAAGGCGGCAGATGCCTTAATCAGCCAGGGCGTTTGTGCCACGACGGCCATGAACGGGGCTAAGGCACCGGTTGAGAAAACCGACTGGTCACCGCTTTGTGGCAAACGGGTATTGATCTGGCCCGACAAGGATGCGGCAGGTTGGCAGTACGCGGAAGCTGCTGCCGAGGCGGCTCTTCGTAGCGGTGCACTTTCCGTAGCCATTCTTATGCCGCCTCTGGATAAACCGGAAAAGTGGGATGCGGCGGACGCTGTCGATGACGGCATGGATATTGATGCCTTCATTGCCAACGCACCGCGTCAATCCATCGTAAGCCCGAGGTCCAATGCGCAAGCCTTTAGCCTGAAGCAGTTGCTGGGTGATCGCTCTGCCATGCCGGACGACATCATTGCGCCTCGTGTCCTGACACCATCAGGCCTGCTGGTTTTTGGCGGTGCGCCCAAGGTTGGCAAAAGCGATTTCTTGCTCTGCTGGTTGGTTCACATGGCCGCAGGCATTGAGTTTCTGTCCTTTACGCCACCGCGTCCTTTGCGCGTTTTCTATCTGCAGGCCGAAATCCAGTACCACTATCTCCGCGAACGTCTTCAGGAAATCTCGTTGCAGCCTGAGGTGATCCGCCAAGCCCATGACAATCTCGTCATCACGCCGCAGCTCAAGCTCATTTTGAATGAAGCGGGCATTCAGACGGTTGGCGCTTTAATCCGAAAACACTTCCCCGATGGGCTGGACATCATCGTCATTGATCCGATCCGAAACGTCTTTGATGGCGGTGAAGCGGGGCCCAGTGAGAACGATAACAATGCCATGTTGTTTTTCTTGCGCGATCGTGTTGAGAAACTTCGTGACGCCGTGGACCCGGACGCAGGCATCATTCTCGTCCATCACACCCGCAAGCTTTCAAAGAAACAGGTTGATGAGGATCCATTCCAGGCGCTTTCCGGCGCAGGGGCGCTTCGGGGGTATTACAGCTCAGGCATGATCCTGTTTCGCCCTGATGAAACGCGCTCTGAACGCAAGCTCATCACGGAACTGCGTAACGGCCCAGCCCTGGCGGCAAAGATCGTCGATAAGGACGGTGGCCAATGGGTTGAGATTGATCCGTCATCAGAGAGGCTGATCCGTCAGGAATATGGCGAAAAGCTAGATGCCGAGCGTCTCCGTAAACGCGACGTTATTCTTCAGGTTCTCTTCGAAGAAGCTCTGGGCGGGCGGGTTTACACCGCGACCCAATTTGCCGAGCGGTTTGAAAACCGGGCCGGTTTGGGTGGCCGGAGTACCATTGCTGAACGCGTCAGTGTTCTGACCACCAAAGGCTACATCAAATACTTCCGCAATCCCGAAGATCACGACCTGCCGCCTCTGCCGCGCACCCGCTACGGCTATCTCTGCGTTCAAGGCATGCAGCTGGGTGAGGCCGAGGACGTTATGGATGAGGAGACCGGTGAGGTTTTTCAAAGCGTCCACCAGCTCCTTCCGACCCATTACAAGTGCCACCAGTCAGGAGCCGTTCTGGAGGTCGAAAGCCCCCACAACTGGGTCTATCACGATGAGGAGATGGACCATGAATAGGGGGCAAATTCTCGGCTGTGATTTCTGGAGTCCATGGAGTCCAGACATACTCTGGATTCAAAGTTTCAATGAAAACAGTCGGTTAGGGTCAATTCAGAAATCCAGCCGGATTCCTGTCTGGATTTCTGGATTCCTGACGAAACATGAGGATTTCTGCGGCTTTCAGACCCCCATCAGAAATCCAAGTGAATACCTCCCCCTAAAGGGGGAGAGGGCTACGCCAGCGCTGACGCTTGGCGAACCCTCTTCGCCATGGTCGTCGATCCTGCCCGGCCATTTCTCCCATCAGCATTGTTCAATCAATATGGAGGCAATTATGCCAGCACCAACCTCTGTTCAAGTTCTACCTGACCCGTGTGACGGTCCACTCAAAATTCTAGCCCTCGATCTCGGCACCAAAACCGGATGGGCTGTCTATTTGCCTGACCGAACAATCACCAGCGGTATTGCCGAATTTAAAAATGATCGCTGGCAAGGCGGCGGCATGCGTTTTCTTCGGTTCAAGCAATGGCTCACCGAGGTCAAGCAAATGGCCGGTGGTCTGGATGCTGTGTTCGTTGAGGAGGTTCGTCGTCATGCCGGTGTGGATGCCGCCCATGTCTACGGTGGATTTCTCGCCCATGTGACCGCCTGGTGCGAACACCACGCCATTCCTTACGAGGCTGTCCCGGTCGGCACGATCAAACGTCACGCAACAGGCAAAGGGAACGCCAACAAGGAAGCCATGATTGAGGCCGCTCGCCAGCGCGGGTTTGAGCCTGCCGATGACAACGAAGCCGACGCCTTAGCGATCCTTGATTGGGCCAAGGTCAATCGTGGGGGAGGGGTGGATCAATGAACGGCGAAATGATGCTCAAACAGGCTGCTGCTATTGTGGGCAATCGCCGTGAGACTTATGGCGAGCCGTCCGCCTCTATGTCGGCCATTGCCAAACGCTGGTCGATCACCTTGGGCCAGCCAATCACGCCCTCGCAGGTGGCTCTGTGCCTGATTGATCTGAAACTGGCGCGGCTGGCCCATGACCCCGGACATCTCGACAGCATGATTGATGTTGCGGGCTATGCCGCCGTGCTGAAGGAGGTGAGCCGATGAGATGGCACCCTCCCGGATATGGCGGTACGCGCCGCAATGCCGATCAGGTCAAGCGTGATGGTTGGCAGGAGCAGGGCATGTTGGCGGTTTCCATTGAGGATGATCGCCTGACCTGGCCTGAGAAGGAACTCGTTCGCCAATTAGGCGACAGGCTCTATGGCAAACGAAAGGATGTAATTCATGAGCAATGATCAATGGACAGCCTCACTTGTGGAGGAGCGGTTGGCGGAAGCCGCAGGGGTGTTGAAACGCCTGCCTGAAGAAAAGGTGCAGGGCTATTTCTCGGCCTGGCCTGATGTGGTTCACAACATCCATGAATCCTTTGGCTGGCATGATCCTGTGCTGCGCAGACCCTGGCCGTCACCCGGATCCATTGACCGGATGGATGAGGCGATGCAATGGCTGCAGTGGCTGGAAGCAGACGTTGCCAAGATCTGTTGGTTTCGGGCGGCGGGTGAACGCTGGAAGAAGATCTGCGGACGGGTCGGTCTGCAGCGGACGGCAGTCCATCAACGCTACCTTTTTGGCCATTGTGTCATTGCCTGGAAGCTTAACGGTCATAGGGTGCCGCGTAATTGTTCGCGCCGCAAAGTGATAGAAATAGTTCAATCGGCGAAGGCATGAGTAGGGGATAGAAAGGTGTTCGGCGAACACTTTTCGCGCGGACAAAAACGGCTGAATAGGCTACATTTTTTACCAAGCTTGCGAGAGGCGCGTCCGGGACGGGATGCCCTAAAGCAACAAAAATCCATCGAATTTGAGCGAAGTCACGGGTCCTTCCTGGCCGATATCCTATGCGGGCGGGCTCAGCGCGGGATTTTCCTAGTGACGCCCTGAAAAAAGCCATTTCGTTTCGTTTGGACCGCAGCCGTCATCGCGGCTTGTCCGGCGGAAACGTTGGTGATGCGGACATCGCTCGCACGATCGATAAAACGAAACCAGCCCCCTGACCATTTCGTTTCAAAGCGAAATGCCATCGGTCTTGGCTATCCATTTAACGAGGTCATTTTGAGCGCACAGATCATCAATGTTGGTGACAAGGTCGAGATGGTTGCCATTGGCGATCTGGCCTGCCATCCGGAAAACCCGCGTCGGGGGAACCTTGATGAAATCCGCTCCAGCATCCGTGTGAACGGATTTTATGGGGCGCTGGTCGTTCAACGCTCCACCGGTCACATCCTTGCGGGCAATCACCGCTTCATGGCCGCAGAGGCCGAAGGGCTGGGTAAGGTTCCGGTCATCTATGTGGATGCCGATGACGATGATGCAAAAGCCATTCTGGTTGGAGACAATCGGCTTTCCGATCTGGCAGAGAATGATCCGGAATTATTGGCTGCCTTGTTGCAGGCGATCCAGTCGCGCGACGAAGGGCTGACTGGTACAGGCTACTCAGATGACGACCTTGCTCAAATGCTGGCCCAAGCCGCCGGTGATATGGGTGCAGAACTCGAAGGGGAAGATGATATCCCCGACACCCCGGAACAGCCGGTAACCCGGCCCGGGGACCTCTGGACGCTTGGGAACCATCGACTGATTTGCGGTGATGCAACCATTGCCACCGATATTGAACGCTTGCTCGGTTCGGTCAAACCGCTGCTCATGGTCACCGACCCGCCCTATGGGGTCGAGTATGATCCGGACTGGCGGAACAAGGCTGGGGCTGCAGCGACCAAGCGCACGGGCAAAGTGCTTAATGATGATCGGGCCGATTGGTACGATGCTTGGGTCTTGTTCCCAGGTGACGTTGCCTATGTCTGGCACGGCGCGTTGCATGCGACGACAGTTGCCGACAGCTTGGAACGCGCTCACTTCAATGTTCGCTCCCAGATTATCTGGGCCAAGGAACGTCTGGTGCTTAGCCGTGGTGATTACCATTGGCAGCATGAACCTTGCTGGTATGCGGTCAAAAAGACCGGCAAGGGGCACTGGGCTGGTGACCGGAAGCAAACGACGCTCTGGCAGATCTCCAGCCGTGACCAAGATGCGGAAACCGTGCACGGGACGCAAAAGCCAGTGGAATGTATGCGCCGTCCCATTTTGAACAATTCGAGCCCGGGCCAGGCTGTCTATGAACCCTTCATGGGATCGGGGACGACCCTGATTGCAGCCGAAAGCACGGGGCGGGTCTGTTATGGCGTAGAATTAAATCCGGCCTACGTGGATGTCGCTATTGCGCGCTGGCAAAACGTCACTGGTCAAAAAGCCATATTGGACGGCGACGGCCGTTCGTTTGAAGAAATCAAGAGTGGGAGGCTGGATACGTGAGACAGTCCAGACGTATGTCTTTTTTGGAATCACTAACCAACGTCGCCGTTGGCTACGGCGTGGCGGTTACAGCCCAGATCGCTGTATTCCCTTTGTTCGGTCTCCATGTGCCGCTTGCCGATAATCTTATGATCGGCGCGATTTTCACAGCCATCTCGATTTTACGCAGTTATACCCTGCGCCGTATCTTCGAAGAAATTCGGGTTCGGAAGGTCTGGAGCTGAGTCACGCTTCGGTGTGAATACGATAGACCTGCTTGCCGCTGTAAGACTGCTCGTTGACCACATTGAGGCCGAGTTTCTTGCGTAGCACATTGCTGATGGCTCCGCGCACCGTGTGTGGCTGCCAACCGGTCGCTTTCGTCAGTTCTTCGATAGAAGCGCCTGAGCCGGTTTGAAGCATATCAATGAGGATGGATTGTTTGGTGATCCGCTTGGGTCGAGCTGTTTTGACCTTTTGGGGAACGACAGGTTTTGGCGCTTCGATCATAGTCAATCCAGCGGCCTGAAGGATCTCACCCTGGGTCAGCTTGTGCTCTTTCATCAGCTCCATGACCCGATCAATGGCCTTGGATTTGTAATTGAAAGATTTGGCGGTGGTTGGCGTTCCAGTGATGGTTTCGATCGCACGGGCCAGTTGGCTGACTTTGAGTTTCTTGATTTCCATGGTTTTCGTCTCCGCTCAGTAATTTTCTTTGAAGGCGTAAAAGCGGACGGTCTTGCCACCCGGCATGTTGACCCGGGCAATCGGCGCATCGAGGTCAATTCGGCTGGTGTCGATCATGTTGATCGCTTGGCTTTCGGTCTTGCCTGTGTGGTAGCCGATAAAGTGGGTGACCATTTCAATGAGCTCGTCCTGACTTGAGGCCCGGTTCCAAGGACGGGGCAATTTGGTGCTGTCGTCGTTCATCATGATGGCAATGCTGGTCATGGATTTTCCTTTCGATTCAAGCGTTTGACTGAATTCAGTAACGCTCTTAATCGAAAGTGCATCAAGTCTAATAGACTGTAATTAATCACCTTTTGGCGGTCATGTCGGATAACACGCAGCCCATTTCCGTGATCTCGAGCCTGCTCGATATCTCCGAGCGTCGGGTTCAGCAATTATCGAAGGCAGGTGTCATTCCGAAGGCAGCAAGGGGCCGATACGAGCTTATTGGGTCCGTGCGCGGCTATATCCGCCATCTGCGTGATCTCAATCTTAAAGGAGAGGTGGGAAACGCCGATTATGGAACGGAACGTGCCCGGTTGGTGAAGGCCAAGGCTGACCTTGCGGAGATGGAGGCCTCCCAGATGCGAGGAGATTTACTCTCCGCTCCTGACGTGAAAGTGGCCTGGACGGAAATCGTGGCGCTGATGCGTGCACGGCTGCTGGTGCTGCCTGACAAAATCGCACCGGTGGTTCATGAAACGACAAGCCTCAACCAAGCAAGGGACGTCATCAAAAAGGCAGTCCACGAAGTGCTCAAGGAAATCGCCGAAACGGACGTTGAAATCGTCCATCACATTGATGGGGACGACAGCATTGCAGCTGGTGGCGAAACAAACGCTGGAAGCGGCAGCACCACCTCCAGATCTGACCGTAAGTCAGTGGGCGGACAAAAATAGACGGTTGAGCTCTGAAGCGAGCTCCGAACCCGGACAATGGGTAACGGAACGCGCCGAGTATCAACGTGGAATCATGAACGCCATTTCTGATGCCTCGGTGGAAACCATTGTCGTGAAGACCTCGGCCCAAGTCGGCAAGACGGAATGTATTCTGAACACGGTTGGTTATCACGTCGATCAAGACCCATCACCCATCATGGTGGTGATGCCGACGGAACGAGATGCCGAGACCTGGTCGAAGGACCGCTTTGCACCCATGGCGCGGGATACGCCGTGTCTTCGTGGGAAGCTGTCGGATCCGAAGTCCAGGGATGGGTCAAACAAGATCCTGCATAAGAAGTTTACGGGTGGTCATCTGACGATCGTTGGTGCTAATGCTCCGTCCGGCTTGGCCATGCGCCCGATCCGGGTCTTGCTGTGCGATGAAGTCGATCGCTATCCGCCCAGTGCCGGTGCGGAAGGCGACCCAGTTAATCTGGCGCGAAAACGGACAGTGACGTTCTGGAACCGCAAGATCGTTCTGGTCTCAACGCCGACGATCAAGGGCGTGAGCCGGATTGATGCGGCTTGGGAAGAGAGTGACAAACGGCGTTTCTGGGTGCCTTGCCCGGACTGCGGAACCCATCAGGTTTTGCGATGGGAACAGGTCCATTGGGAAAAAGACGCTGCTGGTGCCCACCTCCCGGAAACGGCTCACTACGTTTGTGAGGAGTGTGGCTCGGTTTGGTCTGATGCACAGCGGTGGTCTGTAATCCGCCATGGTGAATGGCGAGCAGAAAACCCTTTCGCCGGGATCGCAGGGTTCCATCTGAATGAAATTTATTCGCCATGGGTTCGATTGGAAAACATGGTCCGAGCGTTTTTATCTGCCAAAGCCCAAGGGGCTGAGGGTATGAAGACCTTCGTGAATACCTCCCTTGGTGAGACCTGGGTCGAGACCGGCGAAGCCCCAGATTGGGAACGTTTATACGATCAGCGCCAGCTCTGGTCTCCAGGGACGGTGCCGAAGGGTGGTCTGTTTTTGACGGCGGGAGCCGATATTCAAAAAGACCGCATCGAAGCCGATGTCTGGGCCTGGGGGCGGGGACTGGAAAGCTGGCTGGTTGATCACATTGTGATCGAGGGCGGTCCGCATGACCCAGACCCATGGCTGAAGCTGGAAGGTCTATTGGATCAATCCTGGCCCCATGAAAGTGGTGCCCATCTTCGTATCGCCAAGTTGGCGGTCGATACCGGTTATGAAGCTTCGGCTGTTTATGCCTGGGCGCGGCGGGTCGGTTTTGGTCAGGTTGCACCCATCAAAGGTGTTGAAGGGTTCAATCGATCAAGCCCGGTGTCAGGCCCCACGTTTGTGGATGCGACCGATGGCGGCAAGAAGCTCAAACGCGGTGCGCGGCTTTGGACGGTTTCTGTCTCGACCTTCAAGTCTGAGACCTACCGTTTTCTAAGAGCGGCCCGCCCAACGGATGAGGAGAGAGCCGAGGGTGCCGAGTATTTACCGGGCACGGTTCATCTGCCGACATGGGTGGAGACGGAATGGCTGAAACAGCTGGTCGCCGAGCAGCTTGTCACCGTCAAGAACAAACGCGGGTTTACCCGCCTTGAATGGCAAAAACTGCGTGAGCGCAACGAAGCTTTGGATTGCCGGGTCTATGCCCGGGCTGCAGCCTGGATTGCGGGAGCTGATCGATGGTCTGATGAAAAGTGGTCAGACCTGGAAGATCAGCTTGGCGTTCCGGCTGGAGATACCGAAGCAGCGGGTATGATCAACCGCCCGTCCAACCCGCCGACGGAAAAGCGCCGTTCGGATTGGTTGGGGCGGCGCGAAAACTGGTTTTAAGGAAAAACTCTGATGACGTCTTGGTCAGGTACAGAACTGGCGGCGCTGAAACGCGCCTATGCCAGCGGGACGTTGCGCGTCAGTTATGACGGTAAATCCGTCGAATATGGATCGGCGGAGGATCTGCTCAGCCGGATCAGAACCATTGAGCGGGAGCTTGCCGGAGAAAACAAAACATTGCCAATAGCTGGGTTTGCTGGCTTTCGTCGGGGTAATTCCTGATGACGGTAAGCTGGTTAGATAGAGCTGTTGCCGTAATTTCGCCCGTAACCGCAACAAAGAGAGCTTTGGCCCGTCAGGCGTTTGACGGTCTTGCTCGCGGTTACGATGGCGCGTCCAAGGGGCGCAGGACCGATGGTTGGCGAACGGCGGGCACATCTGCCGACACGGAAGTCGGTATGGCCAGTGCCCTGTTGCGCGATCGCATGCGTGATCTTGTCCGCAACAATCCGCATGCGGCCAAGGCTGTATCCGTTCTGGTCAACAACATCATCGGCGCGGGCATCATGCCTCGGGCCGTTTCGGGGAATGAAGAACTCGATAAGGCCGTCAACAAACTTTGGGGCCAATGGTCTCGCCAGTGTGACGCCGATGGTCAATTGGATTTCTATGGTCTTCAGACCCTGATTTGTCGGGAAATGGTCGAAGCCGGAGAGGTGCTGGTTCGTCGTCGAATGCGAAAGACCTCTGATGGCCTGAACGTTCCGATGCAGATCCAGATTCTCGAAGCGGATTTCTTGGATGCGACACGGAACGGCGAGACTGCCGGGAAAGACCGCCTTGTCCAAGGTGTGCAATTCGATGGCATTGGCCGGAGAAAGGCCTACTGGATCCATGAGAGCCATCCCGGTGATGCCTTTGGTGCAATCCAAGGAGGCTTTCAAAGCAAGGCGATTTCTGCCGCCGATATCGTTCATGTTTATGAGAAACAGCGTGTGCAGGTTCGCGGTGTTCCATGGGGAGCGCCGGTCATCCGGTCTTTGAGGGATCTTGATGACTATGAGGTGGCTGAGATTGTCCGCAAGAAAACGGAAGCCTGTGTCACGGCGATTGTTTTTGGCGATGACGAAACCCAGCAGGGCGTTGCACCGGCGGTGACCGATGCAGATGGCAAACGCGTCGAACAGTTTGAACCTGGTTTGATCGCTTATGCCCGTGGCGGCAAGGACATCAAGTTTAACCAGCCTGCCGCAACAGGTGGATATGCAGAGTATAAACGAGCCAGCCTTCACACCGTATCGGCGGGGTTTCGGGTGCCCTATGAATTGCTCACTGGTGACTTGAGCCAGGTGAACTACTCCTCAATCCGTGCCGGCCTCGTTGAGTTCAGGCGCATGATTGATGCTGTTCAATGGCAGTTGTTCATTCCCATGCTTTGCCAGCCAGTCTGGAACTGGTTTACCGAGGCGGCATGGGTGGCAGGGCACATCCCTGAGCCGGTGGTGCCGGTTGAGTGGTCGCCGCCGAAATTTGAAGCCGTGGATCCCATGAAAGATGCCATGGCGGATCTACTCTCCATTCGTTCCGGCACCATGACTTTGGCGGAAGCCATTGCACGGCAGGGCCGCAACCCAGATGCCGTGCTGGCCGAGATCGCCAGCATGAACACCAAACTGGATGCAGCCGGGATCGTTTTGGATTCCGATCCAAGGCGGGTCACCAAAACCGGGAGCGCGCAAACAACGGACGCTTTTGCCGCCACCGACACCACAGACTGAAAACGAGGATCAGATGGATAAAACCATTGAACTCCCGGCCATGCGCCGGGCGGCGGAGCTTGCGCCGAATTCAGCGGATAAGGAGGCCCGAACCATTGACGTGGTCTGGTCAACGGGAGCTCGGGTTCGACGCCAGCCTTTTCTGGGCGACCCTTACGATGAGGACCTGAGCCTTGAACCAGACCACGTTCGTCTTGAACGGCTGAACGGAGGGGCTCCGTTTCTGAAGGTGCATGAAACCGGTGAGCTTAATGCCGTCATCGGTTCTGTTCTTCCAGACAGCGCGCGCCTTGAGAACGGTCAGGGTATCGCGACGATCCGGTTCTCTGAGCGAGACGAGGTCGAGCCGATTTGGCGCGACATCGTCGCCGGTCACATCCGGGCGGTTTCCATTGGCTATCAGGTTCACCGCTACGAGGTGAGCAAGTCGGAAGCAGGCAGGGAACTTTGGCGGGCTGTCGATTGGACCCCCTTTGAAATTTCTGCCGTGCCTGTTGGGGCAGACCCTGCCGCAGGTTTTCGATCCAACCACACCACCCAAACACATGAGTGCGTCGTGCAACGTGGCGACGCTGAAGATTGCAGCAAAAGGAATTCCACCATGCATGACGACGATACTCCCATCACCGAGGAAACTGAGATGACCGAAGATGCTGTGAGCACGGAGGATGCTCCCAAGGTTCAGGAGCCGCAGGAAAAGCGTGCCCTTGAGCAACGAAACAAGACGCCTGAGGTCCAGAAGCCCGATGCTGACGCATTGGTGACAAAGGCCCGTGATCTTGAGCGGGAACGTATCTCGACCATTTTTGATCTGGCAGGCAAACTTGATCTGGAACGCGGTGTCGCCGACGACCTGGTCAAACGCGGTGTTTCCCTTGATGAGGCACGCAAGATCATCCTGGATCAGGTTGCCACCAAATCAGAAGAAACCCGCACCTTCTCGCAGGTTACCGTTCCCCTTGGCGGACAGGATGAGCGCGTGACCCGTCGCCAGGCCGTGAGCAACGCACTGCTTCATCGCTACAGCCCGACACTGTTCCCGTTGGAAGATGCGGCCCGTGAATATCGTGGCATGACCCTGATGGAACTGGCGCGCGAGAGCCTTGCCAATGTGGGCGAAAATACTCGAGGGATGTCTCGAGACGAGGTCGCGACCCGTGCTCTTCATTCCACATCGGATTTCCCGGAAATATTGGCCGCCGTCACTAACAAGACGCTTCGCCAAGCATACGATGTCTATCCACGAACCTTCACGCTTTTTTGCCGTCAGGTTCTGGCTACGGATTTCAAGGCCATGCACCGGGTGCAGTTGGGCGAAGCGCCGCAGCTTTTAAAGGTCAACGAAAGTGGCGAATTCAAACGGGGCACGCTTGGGGAGTCCAAGGAAAGCTATCGTATCGAAACCTATGGCCGGGTGGTCGCGATCACCCGTCAGGTTCTGATCAACGACGATCTGGACGCCTTTACCCGGATCCCCGCCATGTACGGCAACTCCATCGCCCAGCTTGAAAGCGACGTGGTCTGGGACATCGTCACCGCAAACCCAGCGATGGCCGACAACAAGGCTTTGTTCCATGGTGATCACAAGAATCTGGCCGGAACCGGAGCAGCGCTCTCTGTTGATGCAGTTGGTGCTGCCCGCGCGGCCATGGCCAAACAAACCGGGATGGACAAGAAAACGGTTTTGAACATCCGTCCGTCGTTCTTGATCGTTCCAGCTTCTTTGGAGCTGAAGGCCGAGCAGATGGTGGCTCAGAACATTGTGCCAGCCGATACGGCCAATGTGGTGCCGCAGTCGATTCGCACCTTGTCGCCAATCTCCGAACCTCGCTTGGATGCTGTAAGTGAAAAGGCCTGGTATCTGGCAGCCAACCCGAATCAGATCGACACCATCGAATACGCCTATCTGGAAGGCCAGCAAGGAGCCTATATCGAAACCCGAAACGGCTTTGACGTGGACGGCGTTGAAATCAAGTGCCGACTGGATTTCGGGGCCAAGGCCATTGATTGGCGCGGGCTGTTCAAGAACCCCGGCGCGTAATACGGGCTTATTATAATCATTTCTGACGAGATGGGCGGCCAATAGGTCGCCCTTCGTCTTTTGGAAAAGGAAACCTTCCATGAAAAATTACATTCAACCCGGCAACACCATCACGCTTGCGGTTCCCTACGATGTCGCTTCCGGCGGGGGCTTCCTGCTTGGCGGTATTTTCGGTATCTCCAACATTAGTGCGGTTGCTGGCGATGAGGTTGAGGCAAGCCTTGTTGGCGTCTTTGATTTGTCCAAAGCTGCGTCTCAAGCCTGGAGTGCTGGTGACAAGGTTTATTGGGATGACACCAACAAGGTCGTGACCAAAACGGCGACAGGCAACACCCTTATTGGTGTGGCCGTTGAAGCCGTTGGGGGCACGGCCAGCGAGACAATTGGGCGCGTTCGCCTGAACGGCAGTTTCTGATGACTGCTGTGGGCACGGCCATGGATGTGCTTTTTGCCGATTCGAATATCGCATCTGACGGTCTCTACATTCCGTCCGGTGAGGATGCCGTGCCTGTACGTCTCATCGCTCGACGGCCAGATGAAATTATTGGTTTTGGTGAAACCCGGGTTCATTCAGAGACTACTCTGTTTGATGTCAGGGTTTCTGAAGTGCCTGAGCCAAGATCTGGCGATCAAGTGACTTTCAATGAAAGAAGCTATGTCGTGCAGGGGGAACCTGAACGCAAAGATCCTGATCGATTGATTTGGACATTGGATGTGAGACCTGCATGAAGCTCGCGGCCTCCATTGCCGGTTCCATGAAAGCCGATTTCAAAGCAGAACTACGCCAAATTGAGAAAGCGGTTACTGGTGGGATCAAAGATGCCGGTGACGGGCTTAAGGGCAGCCTTCGGCGTCAGGTAATTTCTGCTGGACTGGGAACACGGTTGGCTCGCTCATGGCGCAGCCGGGCATATCCCAATAAGGGCTACGATGCAGCGAGCCTTGTCTGGTCAAAAGCACCGCAGATTGTCCGAACCTTTGATCGGGGAACGGTCATCAAAAGCAAGTCTGGCTTTTGGTTGGCCATTCCAACGGCTGCGGCTCCGAAACGAGGTGTTGGGGGAAAACGGATAACACCATCCAGTTTTCCAGAGCATCGGTTTGGGCCACTGAGATTTGTGTATCGGCGTGGACAGCCTTCCTTGTTGGTCGTCGATGGCGTTCGTGTGAGCGGCAAGACCGGTCGCGTTGGTCGTCGTGCTAAAGGTGGTTCGTTTACCAAAACAGGTCGCATCAAATCAGGGATCACCACGGTGGTGATGTTTGTGATGGTGCCACAGGTGAAAATGCCCAAGCGACTGGATGTGCGCCGCGCAGCGGAAACCTGGTCTCGCCGAACACCGCACCTCATTGATCGCCATATGAAAGGGCCAAATTAATCAAACAGGTCGGAATGTGTGCCGGTGCGGATCAAGGTGACCGAGGTTTCGTCTTCGTCCCAGATCAATAGCCAATCTGGCTCAATGTGACATTCCCAGCATGGCTTCCAATCGCCAGCAAGACGATGGGGCCTGTTTTTGGGTTCGAGCGCTTCGTTTGAGATGAGTTTGTCGAGAATGCTTTCGAGTTTGCTGAGGTCTTTTCGACGTTTCTTCGCTTTTTTGAGGTCCTTCTTGAATTGCGAAGTGACCTGAAGCTCACGCATTGTCAATGTCGGCCATCAGGTCTTTGACACTGCCGTACTTGGTAAGGCTATCTTTGTTGCTGGCTTGGCGCATTGCGTCAAGCGTCTCCGCATTGGGTATTTTGACCTCAAAGGGAAGACCATGATGAAGGCTAACCTGCTTGTAGAACAATGTAATTGCCTCGGTGGCTGATAGGCCAAGGGCGGCAAAAACCTCTTCGGCCTCATGTTTGAGGTCTGGTTCGACGCGGGCGCGGATCATTTCTGTTTTGGGCATGGTTCAACTCCTTATGTCCATAATGTACCACATTTGGGGAACAATTCAAGGTGCCGAGTAAAACCGAGCAGATTTTAATGGCTCTGCAGTCGGTCCTAAGGGCCATTCCTGATGTCACTGTCGAACGCAATTCAGCTGTGCCTGAGAAAATCCCGTCTGCTGGACTAATCATCCTTCGCGATGGAACGGCAGACGAACCCGAACAGCCTTTGGGTGGCTTTGGCGGGATCTATTGCCAACAGGACGTCGAGATTGAGATTTACGTTGAAAATGGGGATGCGCCATACCGCGATACCACCTTTGACACTCTGTTGCAGGAGGTCGGCGCAGCCCTTGATGCCGATCCAACTCTCGGCGGCTTGGCCTTCGGCCTGACCTATGGCCGCCCAGAAATCGACACCGAAGCGGTGGTCGGGGGCCCGGCCATTAAGGCTGGAACACTGATTGTCGCTATTGAGTTTGAAGCCGACACACCTCTCGGCTGATTTTTTATAAACCAGGAGAATACCCATGGCCCGAGCCTATGGTTCGAGCGCCACGCTGCTGCTCAAGCGGGAAACCGCTTATGGGCAAGCGGCCAGTGGCGACTATATCCGCATGCCTTTTAATCGCTGCACTTTAGGCTCCGAACAGGGCCTCATTGATGATCCTGTTTTGGGACAAGGACGTGATCCTTTGGCCCCGTTGCAGGATGTCATCAATGACGAAGGCGAAGTGGTGGTGCCAATGGATCCCCGATACCTAGGTATCTGGCTCACCGGCCTGTTTGGTGATCCGGTTACCACGGATAACGGCGATGGTACATTTGACCATGTGTTTGCCTCCGGGAATGACGCGTTGCCCAGTTACACGGCCGAGGTCGGCATGCCTCAGGTCCCCGCATTTTTCCAACATACCGGCGTTGTGCTGGGATCCATCGCGCTGGAATTTCAGAGATCGGGCGCGGCGGCGGCAACGCTTGGGGTCATCGCGCAGGGAGAGGTTCGCAACGACACGTCCCAAGGCGGAACGCCGACATCTCTCGCTTTTACACGGATCAGCCAGTTTCAGGGCTCCATCACCCGAGGTGGTAGTCCGATCGGCAATCTGACAGGTGGGTCGCTCAATTACTCGAACAACCTCGAGAAAATCGAAACCATCCGCTCTGACGGCAAGATCGATGGGGCCGATCCCACGGTGGCAGCTTTGACGGGTCGCATTGATGTGCGGTTTTCAGACACCACCCTGATTGATCTGGCTGCAAATGGTACGCCAGTGGACCTGACCTTCGGCTACACGGTTGGCAGCGCCAGCGTCATGTTTGCCGCTCACGAGGTCTACCTGCCGAAACCAAAGCTGGCCGTCGATGGACCTGGCGGTGTGCAGGCGAGTTTCAATTTTCAAGGGGCTCACAATGAGACCGCAGGACGCATGCTGGATGTCACCCTTACAAACGATCTGGATGGGAGTGATTACGCATGATCTCCTTAAAACAACCCAGTGAGCCATTCGATATTGAGCTGCCCTATGGTGTCACGGTCACCGTCAACCCCCTGACCACCGCAGGAATGGCAGCAGCCCAGGCTTCTGCCCGTCGGCGGGTCGAAGGTTTGGAAGTTCAGAGCAAGGAATTGTTGGAAGCGGGTTTAACCACCGAGGGCTTGCCGGATCTATCGGTTGATGCCGAGCGAGATGGTCTTTTCCAGGATCTGTTGATCAAAGAATTGGCGCTTCGCCATATCACGACCTGGTCTGGCATTGAAGACGACCCGGATGTGACGCCGGAAAACGTTGCGGCCCTGATGTCGCTCTATCCTGTTGGTGAGCGGTTCTTTCAGGAATTCACCCTGAAGCAGGTGTTGCTCACCGCCGCAAAAAACGGATCCGGGCTCTCTGCCGCTGGCACTTCCAGCCAGGCGGAGGGCCCCAATACTGCGAAGGGTGTGAAACGGACTGCGGGCAAGCCTGTCCAAAACGCCGATACGCCCTGATCACCGTTGAAGAACATGAAGCCTGGGACGTGCTTCAAGCCTGCCTCGGGCAGATGCGCGTAACCACGTCCGGGCATGTGCTCGGCATTGATCTGGGCGTGGCGCTTCAAATCGCTAAAGCCCGTGGGGCAGACCTTTCGGTCACCTCTGAATTGCTGCAATCGGCAGAGGCCGGATTGGTCGAAGCTTTGAACTCACGAGAAGAAACCTGATGGCCAAAGCCAAACATACATACGCCGTTCGACTGGCTGTCGAGGGTGGCAATAAGGTCAAAGCTGAGCTCGTCAATGTGGGTGAGAGCGGAGAGCGATCCCTTAAAAAGATCGAACGGGCTGGTGGGAAAGCCTCGCGCGGCCTGTCTTCCCTTGGGGAGCGCGCCCGAATGCTCACCACAGGTATGCGGGCACTGGGTGGTGCTTTGGTTGGCGCTGCTGCCGTGGGTGGTCTCGCGACACTGATTGATCGATCTATCTCTGCCGCCGATGCCATCGGCAAAACAGCGGACAAGCTCGGCGTCGGCATTGAGGCGCTGCAAGAATTGCGCTTTGCCGCTCAGTTGGCGGGCGTCCAGCAACAAACACTCGATATGGGATTGCAACGTTTTACCCGGCGTGTGGCCGAAGCCGCCAAAGGGACAGGTGAAGCCAAACAGGCCTTGACCGATATGGGCATCGCGCTCCGTGACCAGCATGGCAACATCCGTCGCTCCGAGGATTTGTTGAACGATGTTGCAGAGGCCTTCAAACGCACAGGAGACCCTGCTGAACGCCTACGTCTCGCCTTCAAACTGTTCGACAGTGAAGGTGTCGCGATGGTGAATATGTTGGTTGGAGGTGCAGACGCGCTGGAAGCGACCCGCCGACATGCCCGCGATCTTGGGATTGTTCTGGAAGAAGACCTGGTCCGCAATGCCGAGAAGGCTCGCGACCAGTTAGACACCTTGGGCAAGGTGGTTTCTGCCAACCTAACCCGTGCGATGTTGGATTTGGCTCCGGCCATTGCCGACATCTCATCGGGGCTTGCTGATCTGGCTGCTGATGCGGCCACCGCCTATGAGCAGATCAAGCTGGCCTTGTCCGGTGATTTCAATTTCGAGGGGCTGTCGGAACGCTCGACGCGACGCATCGTCGAAGAACGCCGACAAGAACTCCAAGAGATCGCCCGAGAGCTTAATGAAATTGGCGACATCGGATTTCTGGATGACCCCATTGCCTGGGGTCGCAAGGTGGCACTCGAACGTCGCCTTCAGGAGCGGGTCGAACAATACCGCCAATGGGCAGCCAAGCTCGCCTGGATGCAAAGGGATAACGGCGATAGCGCTCCGGCACCCGATGGCACCACGACACCCGATACCATTGAGGCCGATATTCGTTCGGCTCAAGACCGGTCTCGACGGATTGCGCAGATTGAAACTGACCTTCAGCGCCAACTCTTCGAGGCTACCCATCAGGGGCCCGATCGCATTCGGGCTGAATATGAGCGCCTCATCTCTGAAATGCAGGGTTTGATCGAACCGGGCGGCGGTAATCTTGATCAGGTTGGCGAAATCATGGCCCGGGCGGCAGCTGTTCGTGATGCCAAACTATCCCGTCTGGCTGAACAGGAAGCCGAAGCCGTCCACAGAAAACAGGCTGCCAATACCAGGATCATCGAGGGCCTTAGGGCCGAGCGGGATGAATTGGCTTTGACCGATCGGCGGCGGTTCATTTCTCAGGCGCTTCGGCGATTGTCTGCCGAGGCGACGGACGCCGAACGGACCCAGGTCCAAGATCTAGCCGGAGCTCTCTTTGATGAAAAACAAGCCATTGAAGCCAGGACAAAGGCCGAAGAAGACGCAGCCCGCATCAGAGAACAGGGCAAGGCTCTCACAGAAGAGCTTCGAACGGCTGAGGAAGCCTATGCCGCCGAGGTCAGAAAACTAAATGAGCTGTTGGCTGCGGGGGCCATTGATCAGGAAACCTTCGCTCGGGCCTCTGAGCAGGCCTACGACCAGATGCGCCGTGCCAGTCAGGACTGGTCCGCTGGTGTTGTCCGAGCTTTGCGAGATTATGCCAGGGAATCATCTGATGCGGCCCAACAATTTGAGCAGGCAACCTCCAGGGCTTTGAAGGCCAGCGAGGACGCCTTTGTTCAATGGGCGACCACCGGCAAGGTGAGTGCGTCTGATTTGTTTAACTCCATCGCTGAAGAGGCGTTGCGGGCTGCTTACCGCATGGCGGTGGTCAAGCCTTTCGGGGCCTTGTTTGAAGGCATCTTTGGATCCATCGCTGGAAGTCTGTTCGGCGGATCTTCAGGGATGGTTGGGGACTTCCCAGCACCCGGTCCTGTTCAGGTGGCTCATGTCGGTGGCGTCATTGGATCTGATCCTTTGCCGAGCCGATCTGTCCACCCGACAGTTTTTGACAATGCGCCCCGTTTTCATGGTGGCGGTGTTGTCGGTAACGAAGTGCCGATCATCGCACAGCGTGGGGAGACGGTTTTCACGCCGGGACAAATGCGGGCCCTTGGTTCTGAACTGGGTCAAAAGCCGGAAGTGAAAGTTAATGTCCATGTCGACAACCGGGCTCCGGGCACGGAAGCCAGAGCCCAGTGGCGCTCCGATGGCGGCGGTGGTCTTCGGCTCGACATCATCGTGGAGCAGATCGAAGGTCAGATTGCCCGCAACATCGGTCGCGGCGAAGGCTTAGCTCCGACCATGGAACGACGCTACGGGCTCAATCCGGCAGCAGGGGCATATCGATAATCAGAAGGGCCTAAACAAATGACGATCAACTGGCCCAAGACCCTGCCACTCCCGACGGTTGACGGCTATGGCGTTCATCCAGGCGAAGCGATCCTTCGCACCGAGATGGAGGCCGGACCTGCTCGTCAACGTCGGCGCTTTACACAGGTGCCAAGTCGCATCTCCGTGCGCTGGCTGTTTCGTCGTGAGCAATTTGCTCTTTTTGAAGCCTGGTATCGCTGGCATGCCAAGGAAGGCGGGGAATGGTTTGAAATCAATCTTTTGGGTGGGCTTGGTCTTGTCGGCCATGAAGCCCGCTTTACGCGCCAGTTTGAAGCTCGATTGAAAAACGGGGTTCTCTGGGAGGTCACTTCTGATCTGGAGATCCGAGAGCGGCCTACATTGGATGGGGATGCACTCGACATCTTCCTTGAAAACGATCCGGCTCTCTTGCTGTCGACCATCACTGATTTGAACACTCTTGTTCACCAAAAACTGCCGGGTCCAATGGCCTGGTAAGGGAAATCTCTTATGTCACTGCAAACTGATTTGGCGGCTGCCGTTGCACAAACAACGGCGGACGGACAGCTGCTGCACCAAATCGTTCATGGCGATGACCAGTCTGTCGTTCAAACGGAAGGCGGAGCCGTCAAAACTGTGGCCAAGGCCATGGCCGATGTGGACGCCCAATTGCAGGGTAGTCTCACGACGTTGGACGAAATGGTGGCTTCGGCGACCGACAGCGAAGCGCAGGCTGCCACCAGTGCGGCCAATGCTCTCTCCCATGAGCAAAGTGTCTCCAACAGTGCTGTGGCGGCAGCGACCTCGGAAGCCAACGCCGAGGCCAGTGCTCAGTCAGCGTCGGATAGTGCCGATGCGGCAGCGTTGAGTGCTGCAAATGCCCAGACTTCTGAAGCCGGAGCCGCGTCTTCTGCAACGGCTTCTGGCCAAGCGCAGGTGGCGGCTGAACAAGCAGCGGCCAATGCCGAGGAATCGGCGCAAGCCGCAGCAACTTCTGCCGAGGCAGCGGAAACTGCATCCAGCTCCGCCACCAATTGCCAAGGTATCGCCCAAGGTCATGCGGAAGCCGCTGCCCTTTCTGCTGGGATCGCGGCCACCTCTGAAATAAACGCAGCGAATGCGGAAACCAATGCTGCCCAGTCGGCGGCTCAGGCAGAAGGCTCTTCTCTCTCCGCAAGCTCGTTTGCTGATGAAGCGAAAACGGCGGAGACCAATTCAACCTTCTGGGCCGGTGAAGCGGAAAGTGCGGCTGTTGCTGCGGAAGCGGCGGCGGTCATTGTCGCCAATGCCACCGGTCTTGATCTGCAAACATTGATCGTATCGGCCAGACGCGGATCTGACTATCGCGCCCTTGGCATCGAACTGTTCTGAGGGAACCTGACATGACGAACCTTGCCCACTATCAAACGCTCAAATCAGCCGAAGCCAATGCGCTCTCGGCCATCAGCGCCAAACTGGATCAGCCCAATATGCGCATGGATGACTTCGCCCTCATGGTGAAGGCCATGGAGCTCATGGAAAACATCCAGGACCCGCTGGCCTATGAGGCCCTAAAGCAAAAGATCGCTCTGAAATCCGTCGGCTTCTATTCCCCGGATTTGAGCGGGGAAGATTTGCTCATGCTGACCCGGGCAACCCGCATCGGTGATGTGCCTTTCGGTGGCGAGGAACGCTGGAAGCTGATGAACCGGGATAACAGCAATTTGGATCTCGCCGGTGACGTCATGGTCGGTGAGCGCTCTCTCGAAGCCTTTGGCGAAAGCGTCCTTGAAAACCTGTAATTGGAGAAACATCCATGCCCCTCACAATCCCCCCCATTCCAGACACCTCGCCTTTTGCGACCTTCGATGAAGATATTGATATCTTCAGCAATTCGAAGGCCAAGGACATTCCAGCCAAGCTGAAGGCCATCACCGAAGCGTTGAAGGCGCATATCAATACGCTCTGGCTGGCCACGGCGACCGGATTTGTGAACGATACGGTCATTGCGGACCTGAATACGGCGCTCGCCAACATCCAAGCCTTTAACAATGCCCTGGAAACCCAGATCAACGATCAATTGGCTGAGTTTGAGGTCAATCTCGGGAACTACTTGGGCGCTGGGGCTGGCTATTCGGTGGACGCAGCCAACGCAGCCTTGTTCACGGGCACCATCGTTTCTGGTGACCTGACCTATGACCCCTTGGGGCGGGTCGTTTCTATCCAGCAAGGCCCGCGTCTCGTGGACAACATCACCTACGACGATCAAAGCCGAATGATGGGCTATGCCGAGACGCTGAGCATTGGCGGCATCGACTATGCCCGCAGCTTCACTTTCACCTATACGCCCGATGGGCAAATCGACGCCATCACGGAGGTCTGACGATGGATATTCTGACGTTTAACGCTGTCAAACAGCAGCAGCATCACATGAACACGGATCTCCTGGATCCGTGGAAGCGTCCGGCCTTTGCAGTGGTGACCATGTATAGCACCTCGCCTTGGGGCACCATTCTCTACAACCACTATCTTCAGGAAGTGGGGCGGCAGAACTATAACTCCACCAGCTACATGCAAGGGACCACCAGCGGCGAAGGTACCGAGTTCTTTAACAACTGGTATTCTTACGGTCAGACCAACTCCAACATCTCTTCAACGGACTCGTCATACGGCGACAACACGGCGCGCTGCGGCCATTTGGGCCATATCTCGCTGGCTGTGGCTCCCGATGGCTCCATGATTGGCCGGGCGGCCCCTTATGCGGCAACAGCACTTCGTAATGTTGGCGTTTGGGTCAACAACAAGACCAATAAGAACCTCGCCCTCTTTATGGAAAACCAATACGCCGGGGTCGCGCCCCGTGCCATCGCGCCGGGCCGGTTATCTGGAACCGAAGGCTGGCACTTGGCCTGGACGGCGAACAAGTTCTACGCCCAGAACGATTTTGGCACCTACAGCAAATACGGGATGATCGGATACAACGAGAAAACCCGCACCCTTGTGGTCAACGAAAATACCAACGGCGGCACGGGCATGCGTTTGCATGTTTACTCAAACGTGGCTCCATTCGACATACACGCCTCTGATCGCAAAACCTGGTTTGATGCTCTGGACGAGGCCAACCACACCTTCTTTGACTGGACGGCAAACTCGGCTGGATACAGTGAAAGTCTGTACCGTGCAGTTGTTCTGCCATGCGATGATGGCAAGGTAATCATCGTTCGGATGGAGCCACACAGCTACTGCATGCTGGATCGGTTCACGCCCGATGGTGCTGGTGGCTTTACGCAAGAAGCGACCCACACGCTGAGCACTACAACGTCCTATGGGATGGAACAGGGGGACCGTAACGGTCTCCGCTTCCAGATCTCAAACGACGGCAAATATGTCATTTGTTACCAGCCCTATTACTACTACGGGGCTGGGGCCGAGGTGTTCCTGATCCGGGTGTCCGATGGCAAGTATGTGTTCTTGCAGCATCAGGACAGCAGTTATGGGCGCTCATTCGCGCCCATCCGCGACAGTGATTTCATGATCTCCTATAGCCCCAACTCTGACAGCGGCTACGGCATCTACATGTCGCACATCGACACCAAGAGCATTTTTGAGGCGATCGCAGACAAGGGCGACATGAGCTCCAATGTGCCGGGATTTAACGTCTACATCTTCGACAGCGCCTATCACTCCACCAACTATCCCTACATCGTGCCGATCATCGGAGGTAACTAATCATGGTCGATAAAATCAGCTTTCCCCATAGCGATGACTGGGGCGTGATTAGCCCTAACGGTCAATTCAAGCTGCCTGTGCCGTCCAAGCTCGGTCACCGCTTTCAATTGGTCGATGGTAAGGTTGTCGATCGCTATGGCGGCATCACTGACGATGAGGTTAAGCAGCAAGACGCCGATACTGTTGCATCTCAACAAGCGGCGGAATTGGAAGCGGCACGATCAGCTTTGATCGGTCGGATTAAATCGGAGGCTGGTGAGCGGATTGCGGCAACCGATTGGAAAGTGGATCGCGCCAGAGAGCGAGACGCCCTGAACAGCACCACGTCCTTGCAAGACGTTTACGCCGAGCGCGAAGCCATCCGAACGGCCAGTGATGAAGCGGAAACGGCAATTGCTGCACTTACCACAATGGAAGAGATCCAGGCCTTCACCTGGTAACGACTGCTTTCCCGATCGAATTCAACCCACCGGCCTTGAGCCGGTTTTTTTGTGTCTGCGTTTTGACCCATGCCCGATCCAACTCTTAGCCAGGCCATCAGAGAGGCTTATGCAGCCGCTCCTTCCGATGTGGTGATCCTGCATACACTCGAATTGCGCCATCCAGCCTTTGTCGATGATGACGGAAGCCCGACGGCCATTCGGGTGGTGCGCGATCACCAAGATCTGGAAGCCCGTCTGGAGGCGTCTGCACCCGTAAACGGTGGCGAGATGGTG